ACGGCCGACCACTGGGCAAAATCGCCGGGAACTCAATCACCTCCCACCGATCCGCGTTGTGACTGGACTGCGCCTTCAATAACCGCGCCGTCAGATCCTTCGTCCCCCAACGCGTCATCACAATCACAATCGCCCCGCCCGGCTGCAAACGGGTGCGGGGGCCCGAGCTATACCACTCCCACGCGTTGTCCAAAGCAAGATCTGACAAAGCATCCTGCTCCGAATGCGGGTCGTCAATAATCAAAACGTCCGCACCCCGCCCGGTCATCGCACCCCCAACACCCACAGCAAAATACTCCCCGCCACGGTTCGTGTCCCACCGGCCAGCAGCCTTGCTGTCCTGCTTCAAACTCACATCCGGAAACACCTCCTTGTATATGTCCGTGTCCATCAGGTCCCGGACCTTCCGGCCAAAACGGACAGCAAGCTCGCTGTTGTGGGTCGCTTCAATGGCCTTGGTTCGCGGCTCACGGCCCATGAGAAACGCAGGCAAGAGATAAGACGCGAACTCAGACTTCGTGTGCCGGGGCGGCATGTTGATGATCAGCCGCTTCAGGCTTCCCTTTGCAATCCTGTCGAAAGCTGACGCCATCTTCGAGTGGTGAGGACCAAGGACCGCGGCCGGCCAGACGTATTTCACGAAGTCCAGGAAGTTGTTCCTGGCGCGGTCTTGTGCTTCAAGCTGCGAGAGCCTGAGCTCCAAACGAAGACGTTCCGCTTCTAACTCTTCAGGGATCAGATTTGACATAACGCGGCTCTCTTAAGACTTTACTTTAAGTTTGGATCCACGTGAAACCATGATCCACGGGAGTGCAGCAATCATAAATCAAGGGGGTGGGTTTTCGGAACACAGCAGGCAGGACCAAAGCTGGCCGGAAAAGGGGACCCAATTCTGTTCCGAGCAGCATTTAGCGTGTGAAATCGGGCCAAGGCCTGCGCAGCTCGCGACCCGGCCTGTTTTTTGGCCCCTGGTCCGTGGCCCTCGGTTTTTGCTGGTCGAAAAGGGGTCCCGGTCCGCGCGCCTGGGAGCTCGCACCAGGGAGCGCGGCCTGGGCGGACCAGCTCGGCGGAGCTCGGACCAGCTCGGCGGAGCTCGGACCAGCTCGGCGGAGCTCGGACCAGCTCGGCGGAGCTCGGACCGAGCACCTAGAGCACGCGCCAGGGGCCGCGTGTTTGTGGCCAGATATACAGACACCAGGGAGCTCGGACCAGGGACATGCAAACACGCGAGCACCTGGTCGAGCACCTGGTCGAGCACCTGGTCGAGCACCTGGTCGAGCACCTGGTCGAGCACCTGGTCGAGCACCTGGTCGAGCACCAGGGAGCGCGGCCAGAGTTACGTGCACCAGGTAACAGGCCCGCAAAACCCGAATTCAATCGAATCAAAAGGTTAATCGCGTGCGTGAGCTGCGGCACGGCGACCTGGTTAAACGTAACTAGAGCACGCGCCAGGGGCCGCGATACACGGGCCACGGATCAGGGCTCGAGCGGGCCGGCCCTCGGGCCTGGAATAACCAACTAGGTCAAAAGGCGGGCGCCCTGGGGGAGCTCGGCCGCGTCGATCTTTTGCGATACCGGGGCGAAAAAAAACCCGCCGAAAGGGCGGGTTTGAGAGGGAAAAAGGGCTCGCGAAACTAGGGGAAAAGCGCGCCTAATCCGTGCAAAATCGCGAGGGCCAGGGCAAGGCCCGCCAGGGCCCCGCCGATGGTGTTGGCGTCCGGTTTCATGCCGCGACAAGCTCGAGCAGACCCCCGGCTTGGGTCTCGAATTCGACGCGATCGGCCGTCCAGGGGATTGAGCGAGCGTAGGCCGTCGCGCCGGTTACAGCGTCCCAGAGTGTCTCGATCGGCCGCCCTTCGTCCAGCACGTGCGCGTGCTCGATTCGCTGGGCAATGCGCGGGCCGAATCGTTTTGCCAGCCAGTCCTGCGAGCGATCAAGCTTCGTCGCCTGGGCAGTTCGAAGCACGGTCTCGACGTTATCCGCGCTCGAGTTCGCATAAGCGATCAAGGCCGGCGCGGCCTGTTCGAGGAAGCGATCAGGCGCGCTCGCAGTGTGGCGAATCACAATCTCATCGAGCTCATGAGCCCCCCACACAATTCGGTTTTCGCAAGCGTAATCGAAGAGGAAAGCTTTCAATCGGAAAGTGCCCGCGCCGGTTTCAGAATTCGACGCGAAAAACCCGCGAGCGAGTGTTCCCGTTTTTCCGTCGCGGCGATTCGGGAGCTCGAGCCGGTTTATTTCGTCGGCCAGGAAAACGAACATATCGCGATCGCCCGCATAGAGTGTCGTGTTATCGGCCGTGACACTATCCAGGGCCTTGCCCCGAATCCCAGGGACGCGCCAATCGCCGCTCACGCCGTCGCCGAATCGATCGATCAGGGCTCGCACTATGTCCGAGTCCCAGATTCGCCCGTATTTCGGGCCCGTCGCCGCCCGCAATACGGGCTCGCCGGTCGAATCGCGGGACAGTAGAACGCCGATATCTTCAACGTCGCGAGTCTGCAATCCGTAATCAATGCAATCGGCCGCGAGCGGCGCGGGTAACTCGCGAAGATAACCGGCCGGCGCGCCGGCGAGATTAGACAATTGCCCGAATGCCCAGTGAGTCGGGGCAATCGGATTGCCTTTCGGGCCGACAATCGCAACGCCTGCGTTATCCTGAGTCGCGACGGCGCGGAGCGAGCGCGACGAAAGGACGGCCGCGCGACTGATCGCCCTGCGAGCTTCCATAGCGGCGAGCATAGCGGGGAGGGATGTAAAGCGCTCCTCGGCCGGACGGGTTGCCCATTGTTTATGTGCTTGCATAAGTGTCGACATTTTGCATTCTCCAATCTAGGTTTACGCGGGCCGGATTGGCCCGCAACGAAATACTACTTTGAAAAAAGTAAGACCGTCAAGCGGCCCGGCCGATATCCCCGACGACATGATGCCGCAGCATGCTACCGGCGGGGAGCGAGCGCGCGAACCGAACCAGCGCGGCCGAGTCATCGGCGGCCCCGCCGGCCCGCGTGGACTCCCATTGCAATCGAACCGGCCCGAGCTCCCCGTAACACCCGCCGGCCTTGTCCTGGCCAACAAGGGCCCGGCGCGAACCGTGCGCAACGAAGACAATCACATAGTCGCGATCGGGCCGGGCACACAAGGGGCGGCCTTTCCCACAATTCTCGCAATTGACACGATCGCTGGTTTCGGCCGGGCAACGAAGAAAGCGGACCCCGTCAATCCTGGCAGGCCAGCGCTCGGCCGAGTCGGCCGGAGCGGCCAGGGTAGCAGGGCGGCCCGATCGAACGGCCGCCAGGGCCTGGGCGGGCGAGTCGCACGAAACATTGATGACGGTCTCCCCTTCGGCCGGCACGGGTAAAAGCTCGGCCGGAAAGTGCGAATAAGTCCAGGCAATGCCGCCGGGCGGCACGGCCTTACGCAAGGCCTGAAGGTAACGCTTGTCGATAAGGTTGGCCGCGTGCTCCCCGTGCGGATTGAGTGCGCACGAGCCCGGGCAAGTCGCGAAAGCGTGATGACTGCCTGCGCGGTATGTGACTGCGATCGGCCCGGTTTTCCCGTTGCCTGATTTTGTGACGGTCTTAAGCATTCTCGGCCCCCTCACGCTGGGCGAGCTCGAGCGTATCGATAGCGTGCGCAATCTGCATATCGAGCACCGCGTGCGCAATCTCCCAAAGGGAGACAAGCCCGGCCCCCTCATACGAGGGTTTCTTGATTTCGGCCGATGCGGCCAGTAAAAGACCGTGCGCGGCATTATCGCGACTGGCCCCTGCAACAAGTTCGCGCACGGCCGCAATACGGGCCGGTTCAGTCGAGCGATCGTTGAAAATCGCGACTGCTATCTGGTGCGAGTCCATCGTGTTTTCCTTTCTCACTTTCTCTCGGCGGCCACGGGATGCGGCCGCACAATCGGAAGCATACTTGGCTATTTTGAAAAAAGCAAAGCCCGGCACGCGGCCGGGCTCGAGCGGGGCCAGGGCGGCCGAGTCAGTCCGGCACCCTCACCCATTGCAGGCCGTATACGCTCGGAAAGTACTCCCCGCCGCCGTGCGTAAACACGCGTCCAGTCGAACCAGAATGATGGGGCGGCCGCGCGTCAACTATCGTTGCAAGCCCTCCGCGAAAGCTCACGGCCTCGAGCGGAAGCTCGACGGGTTGCCCTTTTTCGGTTTGAAGTTCCCATTGCATGGCAAAGCCTCCTTTCAAAATGAAAGCTTGACGGTGTTCTCGCTGAAAAACTCGGATATCGCGCTCCCGAGGTCGATATTCTCGGCGATCGTCTCCAGGTCGAATTCCTCCGCGAGCTCGGACATATCGATAGCACTGACTATCTCGCTGTAGTCCAGGACTTCGGACCAGTCCACGCATTCGAGCAGATCAGGTAATGAAATATTGCCTGCGATCGTGCGGAGCTGCGAGTCAGTCAGGAAGCCCGCGAGCTCTTGAACCGAAGCCCCCTCGATCGCCTGCCCTTCGGGCCTGTCCCGCAGCATCCGGATTTCACCCAGGGCCCCGTCCAGCAGGCGGCCTTGCGACTCGAGGGCCTGCTCGAGCTGGGCAATGCGCAAGCGAAACGGTTCATTTAGTTGCGAAACGTAGTCGCAAAGTGCCTTCGAGAAAATCAAATTCAAGTCCATGGTGCACCTTTCTCTCTTTCTGGTTGAAGCCCTTCAACTGAGGGCCAGACTCAATTGCAGCACGAAATCAAAACCAGTGTCAAGTGCTACCTTCTTCGGTTGCCTGTCATCGCCTGGATGATGCCATGCCATATAAGAAACAAAGCCAATTTTCCTATCTCCCGCCATGTCCGATGCTGGGCAGCACGGCGGGCCTCTTCGTCAATCTCCTTTCTTCTCTTCTGGTTCTCAATCGCGTCTCGGATATGTGGTGGCCAACGAATAGGCCGTTTCACATTGGCGTGCCTCGAACGTGGTGCTTTTCGTTAAGCTGTCGCAGCACTTCGCGAGCTCGGCGAATAACTGTGTCGCACATATCATCGTAATATCCCCCGGACTCTCGAACAAAGTCTGCCGGGTCTTTGTAGGCGCACCCTCCGAGGTATTCGGTGGCAAGCACAATGCCAAGTTTGCTCGCTTCAACTACCGCGCTGAACCATGTGATGCGCCCCTCACGGATGTCTTCAACATCTTTTGGGTCGTGGAACTGCCCAACAGGATCAAGGTCCTCGGGAGCGGTGTAAAAACGGACGGTGAACCCGTCAACGATCTCTGTGTTGATAAGGGCGCTGGTCTTCATCTTCTTTCTCACTTTCTGATCTCCCCCGAGCACCATTGCCCGAGGACGAACTGCAAGTCTACCCATCAACCGGCTGGCCTGTCAACAGCACCTGCTTGACCATTTGCCACTGGACCCCCAGCCACGGCCAACGGGCCAGCGGCTCCGCCTTCACGCCTAGCTTGTGCACGTCCATCACCTGATCCCCGCTATAAACCAGCAGCTCGCCCGCCGCAGTCTTACCCGCCGGCGAATACTGGACCACAATAAATGTCGGACAGTGCATGTCCGCATGCTTCAGATGAAAGGCGACCTGGTGCGGCGACAGATTCACCTTGAACCCTCGCTTGACAACCTTGAGCTCGACCATCACAAACTCACCCGAACGCTTGAACGCGACCAGGCAATCAGGGATTCCGAGCCCGACCCTACTTTCGATTCGGGTTAAATGGCAGTCGGACGCTGAGAGGTTGTCTCTCAGCCGCCGATACAGGGCGCTTTCTGGCTTCGCTGGCATCTTCCCCTTCTCCTTCGCTTTCAGGCGCTCCTGGAGCCTCCTGGGGGCCTTCGGTGGCATCTTCAGCCGGATCAGCATCCGGCAGCTCTCGGACATCGACGCTTTCCCGTACCTGATCGGGCGTGATGTCGATGATCGGGCCGCCGTTGCCGCCGCCGTAAAGCTTCTTGATCTCCTCAAGCTTCCGCATGACCTCCTCCTTGCTCATGGAGTCGATCGTGCCGTGCCTGATCTCCTTGCGGTCGATGTAGATCGTTCCAAGGGCCTGGCCGCGCCTGTACTCAGCCTGGACGGCCGCACCGTACGCTCCCGCAGCCAGGGCCTGATCCCTGATCACCTGCAAGTCACGCATGTGCCGCTCATACGTCGTCGCATACTTCTCGCCCAATTCTCGCCGCCGCTCTTGGATCGCAGCCACGATGTGCGGGCTCTTGTCCGGGTCGGTCAGCTCTCTTGCCCTGGTCCTTGCCCAAGTCTCGCTGTACCCTGCTCGCAAAGCCGCTTCCTTCAGGGTAACGTGGCCCTCTCCAGCAACAAACTCCTCGACAAACTTCCATTCCTGTGGGCTCAGTACCTTTGGTTTAACAACGGTGACAGGCCGGTTGATGCGCTCTTCAACACGATCATCCCGGCGACCTAACGACTTACCGGAGAGGAACTTCTTATCCTTTGACGACATCACCGGCCTCCCTACTCAGCAATCA